TATGTGGTATACTATAGGTGTGATAGATATCGTATTTAATCAAAGGAGAAATAAAAATGATGTGGACAGGATTTCCAATGATGTTACTTGTACTATGGGTGTTAAGTGTGATTGTTTTGTTTGTCAATAATTACAAACCTACTAAACTGTATTATGCTATTGGTATTATATTAGCGATAGTATCTTTTATTGATGTGTTTATTGTTAATACAGATAAATACCCTTTATAGGTGAGGTGGTTAGTGTGGGTACATTAAAAGAGTTGCTACGTATCGTTGATGATAATACATTTAATAATGTGTATGGTGTTACATCAGGAGTTATTGCTAAGAGAGTTAATACTACTAATATTGTATTTATTGATAGTGGTGTTAGAGGTTCATTAGAGATTTCTTTTGATGATGACTATAATGTCATTAAAATAAGTAAAGATAGATTTCCTGTTAAGATAGATGAAGATATATTAATTAAGAGTATAGGGAAGGCTATGAATCATGAAGTAAGTGTTGTAACAGTTAGTGAGGTGTAAAAAAAATGTTGTCAATTATTGTATCTAGTGGCGGAGAAACATATTATTTTGCTACAAAACAGCATAATAAGGAAAGTTTTAAAGAGTGTTTGTGTAGTGTAGGTTTGGGAAATACAAAACTTATTACATTTTTTGATGAATATAATAATGTTGATGTTAGTATTTCACCGTTGAGTTCCATTATTACTTATAAGGAGATATAAAATGATTGTACTATGGGTTATAGCTTTTGTTGTATTCTCTATTTTGTTAGGAGATATGGTAAAACGTAAGAAAGAAGTAAAAGATGCTAGAGATTTCTACTTTAAAATGAAACAAGATAGAGAATTTATGAAGAAAATAGGTGGTTAGTATATGTTTATGATAGTGTTTGGCATATGTATATTTGTGTTGTTAGTGAATATTATCGTAGCCTTATTATTGTTTAGAAAAAATAGACATAGTGATGACATATCTTATTATGAAGTGGTAGGGATTGAAAAGAATAGAGATTATTCATTATACATCATTGATTTTGTTGGTAGAATGGTGTTACCGTTAAGTATTGTTACTGTAGAAAGTCAATCAGTTTGTGCTATTTTAGTATTTATATTTATTTGTTATTGTTTGTATTATTTACGAGTTAATGCAAATTTTGTATATGCATTACTGTTTAATGTGTATATTATTAAGACAGATTGTGGTATTACATATACTGTGTACTCTTTTAATACACTCAACTCTATTAGAAGTGGTAACTATAGGGAGATAGATGATGGAGTCTTATTGCAGTGCGAATAATGTTTGTGATACTCATATAGATACAAATTGTATTACGCAACCATATCTCATTAAAGCCATAGGTAAAGATGGGCATGAGTATATGGGTTTTTATTATGGGTATGTGAGTTCATTAGGGTTATTTAATCAACAAGAGAGAAAAGATTATATTCTAGTTGTTAATGAGGCTACGTTACATAAGGAAGCAAGTGTTAGTAGGGTTGAAATAGATGTAAATACGATTAGACAGTCTACTGGCATAACTGATGTTGATTACAATTTATTATTTGTAGGTGATACAGTTCAATTCATTAATACTAATAGGTATACATTTATTATCATTAAGTATTATAATAGATTTGTATATGTAGATATTGATGATACAAACAAAGCAAAAATGCCTTTAATGGATAATAGATATACTTGTGGACATAATACTGATATACGATTAGTTAAGGGTGAGTGATAGACTATGTTTTTAATTTTGTTTTTGTGTGCGTTACCAGTCATATTGTTTATAGATGATAACTTTTTGAAATTTATCTGTATTTCATTGTGGTGTGTATTAGTCGCTTTTACAACTTGTGTAGCTTTGTATATAGATAGAGATGGTAAGGGTAGTGGAGAAGATGAATAATAAAGATAAAGTAATTGATACTATTGATACATTAGAACATAGAATATACGTTGCTAAGAATATTCTAAATAAAATCGATACGTTGAATGATGATGAGTTAAATGATATGGTTAAATTAGTTAATGATAGTTCTTTAACTATTGATGTATTGAATTTTCAACTAACTAGAAATATTATCATGACTAATAATAAAGAAAAATTAGAAGAGGTATTTCATAATGGATAGTTCTACTATTTTATTTGTCTTATTTTTTGTGTTATATGTTGTTGCTATGTCAATGACTGTATACACATTTAATTGTTATAATAAGTTTAAAGAGGGTACTAGAAAATTGATGTATACTTCTATAAAATCATTGTATGGTATCTCTATTTTGTGTTTTGTTGTATCATTGTGTTTAAAAGTTTAGGGGTGTGGTTAGTTGCTTTTATATTTGAGTTATTTGTTATGTGTACTAACTGCATTATTGTTTATTAGTGTTTTCACTAGAATATTTATATGTTTAGCTAAGGATAAGGATATTATCACACAATCTAACATAAGAGAGTTTATACAATTTTCATTGATTTTTTGTATATGTATTATTGTTATGTTTTTGTGTGTATTATTTGATTAGTATGGTAACTATAGTTTTACAGACACTTAATGATATTGTTAGGAAATATTATTTAGATGAAAATGAGTTAGTGATTGTTAATTGTCATGAAATGATAAAAGCTAAAGATATCCGTAAAGGGTATGCTTATTTAGATGGGTTAGTTGTAGAAGTGTACTAAGGAGATATTACAATGCGTAGATTAGGAATACCTAAAAATCAAACAAGGGTTAAAGATAAAGAAAATGATTTTTATAGTACAGACCCGCAAGCAGTATTTGATTTGTTACGATATGAGAAGTTTCAACACCATATTACAGAGCCTAGTTGTGGGAATGGGAATATTGCAGAAGTACTAAAACATGAAGGATATCAAGTTGATGCTTTTGATATAGCTGATAGAGGGTATGGGTATAAGAAAGATTTCTTTTCATGTAAAGATGAATTAGAGGGTGATGTGGTGATGAATCCACCCTATGCTTTTGCTAGAGAGCATATTGTTCATGCTTTACAATATATGAAAGATGATTCTAAGTTATGTGCATTACTTAAAATACAGTTTTTAGAATCATTAAAGAGAAGAGATTTGTTTGAGAAATACCCTTTAACTCATATGTATGTATTTAGGAGAAGAGCGAATGTATATCAAAATGATAACCGTTCTTTGGGAATTAGTAATGTATGTTATTGCTGGTTCGTATGGGTTAAAGGATATAAAGGTGAGCCTACTATTCGTTGGATTGATTAGGCAGAGGTATAAGAGATGGCAAGTAAAGATTATATTTTTAAAATGTTAGCATCTACATCTCATGGAAGTAGTGTAAGAGAAGCTAATGATTTTTATAGCACAGACCCGCAAGCAGTAGAAGATTTATTAAGATATGTAAAATTACAAAAAAAATAACAGAACCTAGTTGTGGGAATGGTAATATTGTTAAAGTTTTAGAGAGTCATGGACATGATGTGGATGCCTTTGATATAGTTGATAGAGGTTGTGGTTATGTAAAAGATTTTTTATCTGATACCAGTGTTATAGATGGTGATATTGTTATGAATCCACCATATAAGTATGCACAGGAACATATAGAACATGGAATCAGTATTTTAAAAGATGGTTCTAAGTTATGTGCTTTTTTAAAGATACAATTTTTAGAAAGTAAGAAACGTAAAGAATTGTATGATATGTATCCTGTAAAATATGTGTATGTGTTTAGAAAAAGGATAAACTCCTATAAAAATGATGATAGGTCTTGTGGTGGTTCAGCTGTGTGTTATTGTTGGTATATATGGGAGAAAGGTTATAGTGGGGATACAATAGTTAAGTGGATTGACTAGATTATATTTGTTATACGGTAATGAAGTGTTTGTGTTATACTTGTTGGTGAGATTGGTGGTGATTTATGTTATATGTATTTAACTTTAAAGCAACAAGTAAAGCATTTAACTAAAGAAGAATATAATATTTTAAGAGAGTTGTGTAGGACTGCTAAGAATTTAACTAATCAAGCTATCTATAATATTAGACAATATTATTTTCAAGAAAAGAAGTATTTAAGGTATGAGTCTAACTATCATGAATTAAAGAGTTGTGAAAATTATAAACTAATAGATTCTAATATGGCTCAACAAATTCTTAAAGATGTTGACTCAATGTTTAAGTCATTTTTTGCTTTAATTAGATTAGCAAAACAAGGTAAATATAGTTTTAAGCATATAAGATTGCCTAATTATTTACCTAAAAATGATTATTCATGTTTAATAATTGGTCAAATTAGAGTTAGAAGAGATGGTATTTTATCAATCCCTTATTCTAATGAGTTTAAGAAAAAATGTGGGACTAGGGTTAGGGTTAAGATTCCTAAAGTATTAGGTGATAAGAAGATAAAGGAGATACGAATTATTCCTAAATTTAGTGCTAGGTTCTTCGAGATTCAATACACATATGAGATTCAAGAAGAAGATATAAAATTAGATACTAACAATGCACTAGCTATTGATTTAGGTGTTAATAATTTGTGTACTTGTGTTACTAATGCAGGCAAATCTTTTATTATGGATGGGAGAAAGTTAAAATCTATCAATCAATTCTTTAATAAAAGGATTTCTAAATTACAGTCTATTAAAGATAAGCAAAATATTAAAAGACAGACAAAACAACAATACTTAATCTCTAATAAGAGAAAAAATAGAGTTGATGATTATATTAATAAGGCTTGTCAATATATTATTAATTATTGTTTGTCTAATGATATTGGTACTTTAGTTGTTGGTTATAATCAGTCATTTCAAAATAAAACTAAACTAGGAAAAAGAAATAATCAAATTTTTACTCAATTACCTTTTGGTAAAATTCGAGAGAAATTAGAATATTTATGTAAACGATATAATATTAATTATATTTTACAAGAAGAATCTTATACTTCTAAAGCTAGTTTCTTTGATAATGATGAGTTACCTGTTTATAATGCTGATAATTCACAAGAATATAAGTTTAGTGGTAAACGTGTTAGAAGAGGTTTATACCAAACTAAAGATGGTTATTGTTTTAATGCAGATTGTAATGGAGCATTAAATATTCTTCGTAAAAGTAGAGTTGTAGATTTAACAATCTTATGCTGTAGGGGCGAAGTGGACACGCCTAAAAGAATAAGGGTTTCTTAGTAGACCAAACTTCTTAATAAAATGACTTTATGTTGTTTTTAGAATCATGTGAGTTGAATCACATGAGGTTCATAATAAAAATACAAACACTTTTTATTATAAAGGAGATTGTTATGGGAAGAGTTATTTATGATAAAAACTTCCATACTAAAAACTTTATTTTGCATTATAAACCACTTGTCAATAGAGATGAGTTTATGAGAGATAAAGTTAAGTATGGTAAGATGTTAGATACAATGTCTAAAACAATTAATGTAGATGAAAATAAGTCTATACTATTTATTGGCAGTAAAGATATTCATAAAGAGATATTCTTATCTTTGTTTAGTAGATATGATACACTACAGTCTTATTACTATTGCTCTATGATGATGTTGCATGATATTTTTTGGGGGAATAGGGGTAGTGAGAATACTAATATCTTAGATGATGATAAAATGTTTTCATTACAGGATATTACACAAGACGTATTATGTTTGTTTATCAATCGAGAAATGATTCCTACTAAAAATGCTAGCGTAGTTGGTAGTGTGATTACATCTAGATGTATGTTAAGTCATAGCAAGAGAAATTGGATATTCTTTAATGGGTTTGTATCTGATATGTTAGATAGAGAGGGATACAAATCTATTTATGATTTGTTTAATTCTAATGATGAGTTTGTTGTTGTGGATTTAAATAAAGAGTACAGTGATTTATTGTCTAATGCTATAGATAGTAAAAGCAATACTAACAGAAATATAAAGACATCTACTAAACGTAGAGAAGTGAGTAATAGTAATTTGTCTGATATGTATTAAGGGGTGTAGTTAGTAAAATGAGAAATATTATTTATTCTAGTTTTAGTAAGGATGACCCTTATTATATTGATTATCTTAAATTATTTGAGGAAGAGGCAGATAATTATAAGAAGAATTATAAAATAGATTCTGTTTTATCTGATGTTGAACGTAAGTTTTTAGATTATATTATTAGTTCTTTTGAATCTAGTGGTGAGACACCTAGTAAAGATTTGTTTATCAAAGTGTTTAATGATGAGTTTTCATTAGAACATGAGTTTGATAATGCTGTAGAGATTGGTATTAATGATTTTCGTGTATATATTTTTAATTTAATTGATAGAAGGGTTAATAAATATATTTCGGAGAGACTTGATGTACTTAATCAAAAAGTAAAAGATACAGGTATTACTGATGAGATTGCACAGGAATTTACAAAGCTAACTTCTTTGTCAAATAGAAATAAAGCAAAAGACATTGAGATAGAGATTAATTCTAGGGAAGAATATAATCTAAAGAAAGAGCGTCCTGTAGGGTTAATTACTGGTATACCTGAGATTGATGATAAGATTGGTGGTATGAGTCCAGGAACTGTTTCTACGATTGCAGGGTTTACTTCTCAATATAAATGTGTGTCAGAAAATGAATTTGTGTATACTAATAGAGGTCTTTTAACGATGAAAGAGATTTATACTATTGGTGTACATAGTGATTTGATGGTACAGTCTGAATTTGGTATGCATAAACTTGTTGCAGTACATGATGAGGGTACTAAGAAGTCTTATATCATTTATATTGGTGGTATACCTGTTGAGACATCACCTGTACATAGGTTTAGGGTTTTAACTGACAATGGCTTAGAGTGGGTAGAAGCACAAAATCTTAAATGTGGTGATAGAATCGTACAATCATTGAAACAATCTACGCATGATGGGTTGATTGGTGATAAGTTATATTGGGAATATAAAGCAAAGGTAATCGCTATAACAAAAGAAAGTTTTGATAGTGACTTATTTACTAAAAGTGTTAGTTGTTGGAAGTCTTTCATTAGTGAGTTGTTTAGACATATAGGGTATGTAATTAAGGGTGGAAATACTCTTATGTATTTTCTTAATGTTGATAAAGCATATGCTGTAAGTCATTTGTTATCTGCTTTAGGGATTTCTACAGTATATGTTAATAATAAGTTGTTTATTAAAGGTTCTGTATCTTTACAACGATTTATTAATGTGGTTGGTGTGGATACATATAATCATGTTAGTGATAGTTTTTATTTATCGACTAGGCATGAAGAAGATTTAGGGGTAGATGAGTTTGTTGCTATAAACAAGGATGATATGTCTGAGTTTCTTGGTGCTGAGTTGACTTGGAATACTGTAACTGATATAGAAGAATCTGAGTGTTATATGTATGATTTAACAGTAGATGGTTCTCCTACATATTGTTTAAATGGGTATGTAACACATAATACTACTATGGCTTTAAATGTAGCACATCTAAATGCATATGAGCTTGGTTATAATGTATGTTATTTGTCATTAGAAACACCTAAAGAGGATATTAACTGGAATTTATTATCTTGTCATAGTTATGATAGTAAATTTAGTAAATATAATTTTGTTGGGCACGATAAGATGCGTAGAGGTACTATGACGTCTGAAGAGGAAGATTTTATCTTTAATGAGGTAGAACCTGATTTAAAAAATGATTATGTAGATGATGAGGGGTATTCTAGAAAACGAGGTAAGGTAGTTATTCTAGATGAGTCTGATTTTAAAACATTTTCCTTTGGTGAAATATCTGCCGCTATTGAGAAGGTAGATGATAAGTTAGGTGGTAAGTTAGATTGTGTTATAGTCGACTATATACAATTATGTAAGTTTAGTGGTCAGGGTGTTACGTATGATGCTAACTCTCAGATTAATAGCTATGTAACATTCTTTAGACGGTTAGCACAAAACTTTAAGAAAGAGATTAAAGAGGATGGTACTGAAGATGTAAGGCAACTCACGATGATTTTATTAGCACAGATTAATCGTAGTTCTTGGCAAAAGGCTAGTAGAAATGATGGTAGATATGATATCACTTGTTTAGCTGATGCGAATGAGTTGGAGCGTGGTAGTGCTAGGGTATTTACAACGTATACATCTGAGGATTTAAAAGCTAGAAAATCTGCACAAGTGCAGATATTAAAAAATCGTGCTGGACAGACGATGTATGACCCTGTTACTGTATATGCTGATGGTGAGTCATATGTATTTATGTCAGAGGATAATATGAATGGTAGTTTTAGTGCAGATGGGTTAGCTAGTGTTGAGAGTGCTTTTGCTAATATGGATGATGATTTTGATTTTATGTAGAAATGAGGTATTTGTATGAAAACTTTTGTTTTTGATGGTAAAGAGTATAATTTTGCTGAAGACATTACACCTAAAGAAGAGGGTGATTTTGTGGCTGTAGCTACTAGCTCTGAGAATGAGATTTGTCAGTTATATTTCATAGATGGCAAATTAATGTCTGTTGATGTGTTATAAGATTTAATACTAACTTCATAAATGTAGTAAAATAAGGGGTATTTCATTATAATTATGTAGTATATATAAAATTGAGTGTCTTAATTGTTAGATACTCAATTTTTTACTATATAAGAAAGTGAATATATGATATAGATATGAAGCAGTTAGATTTATTGACTAAAAGTTTTGAAGATAATATTATAAAGTGTAGGGTGAGTGGAGATAGAGGTGCTTTAGCAGTTTTATCCGATGTACATCAAGGTCTTAATGATAGAAAGTATTTACAGGATACTGTTAAATTCTTGTTGTCATTAGGTGATAGGTGTAAAGTCATTCTAGGTGGCGATTCTACAAATACTACAACTAAAAACTCTAAAGGTAATGTGTTGGAGGAGTGGTGTAGTGGTAGTGAGCAGATTTATACATTGGTTGATGATATGAGACCTTTATATGAGAGTGGGCAACTTATAGGTATTATTGAGGGTAATCACCCTAAACGTGCTTATAATGAGGCATACATCACTATAGAAGAGATGATTGCTAGTCTATTAGGTGATAAATCTTTATATAAAGGTTCGATGGGTGTTGTGTATTTTAATGTAAATGATAACTTATATGTACATCAAATTTTGCATAAGCATAGGTCTGTAGAGGGTGCATATGATTATTTTAGTGCTGATGTAAATTGGTATGAGCATAAACATAAGCCTATGACTAGACCTAGAGTTAGGATTGAGCATAATAAGTTTGTTAAAAAACCTGTAGCTAAACAGGTCTGGGATATTTATCAATCTAGTTTTCAAGTGTTTCCTGATTATGCTAAGAGTGGTGGATATAAACCTAGTGTGAGTGGATACTATATTTGTGAGATGACTGGTGATAAGCATAATAGAATGGCAACACCTTATTTTGATAGTGATTATAGAAATTTAATCAAGAGTGGGTATATATTTTAGGAGATATTATGGGAGATAGGCTTTTAGAGTTGTATCAGAATAACAAAGGTTTTAGAGATGGTAATATCATAGCTTGCCTATTTATCGGAAGAGAGGGTGAGTGTGGTGAATATCCAGCAGAACCTTTTTTAGAGTATGCAGAATTAGATATTATGGGTTTTGATGATTTATTGTATGAATCACATATCTATAAAAGCCTATCTTTAAGAGATATTGCATATATGGTAATGTATTCATATTTAGAAGATGGGTATGAGTACACAGTAGATTGTGGTTCTTTCAATATGATTGTGAGGTCTGAAAGTTCATACAAAGGTTTTAGGATTTATATTAATATACCTTTAAGTGCTTTTATTGATAAGTGTATGTTACGATATTATTATAGAGATATCAATCAGGTTATTAGTGAGATTTTTAATTTATACAAAGATATCGGAGTTAGCGAATGTTTGAAGAGAAAAATAAATTAGATACATGGTTGGAAGATGTGCATGGTTTCATTGAATTAGAAGATGGGCGTGCAGTTTCTAGTAGTGTAATTGAAAATGTGTGTAGTTTTTTAAGTGCAGTATATGATATAGATAAGAGCAATCCTTGGCATCGTAGGTGTGATGTTTCTATAAAATCATCTACTGTTGGTAGTATTCTAATATCTATACAAGCTGTTAATGGTACATCAGTTGATATTGAGTTTATGCCAGATAGCTCTATCAGTTTATATCATTATGATACTTTAGAAGATGAAGTTAATATTGTTGATTTAATGTATGTATTAGTGTATAGTGTTGATGAGGCAGTAGAAGAATTTTCTAAATTAGTAGAGTTTAGTTGTATTTAGTTAGGGGAGATATTATGATTATACATTCTATTGAAGAGGCTCATGATATTATTAAGTTTTTTAAAAAAGAGTATAGTCAGGTAGATTTATCTAATCAACTTAAAAACTTAAAAGATTTTATTGATGGTGTTGATATAGAGAAGCCCATTAATAATGTAAGTGTTGATATTTCTGTTAATAGTGATGGTGTTATCACACTGTCTTATAGTGTAGATACGTGGGATGTAAATATTATATTCTTTCAAGATAATCAGGTATACATTCAAGAGTGTGTTAATCATATTACAAAATTTGAAAATGTGAAACGTGCTATCTTATATGCTAAACGATTTTTATGTTTATAGAGGTTTTTATGGAGATATTTTCATTTTTTATTATACTTAGTGTGTTTACAATTATAATGACTGTTGTACAAGATTATTTGATATACAAGAGTCCCTATTGGTATGCACTGTTTGCATTTGTTTGGTTTGTGTTGATGATGTTGTGTTTGTGTCTAATACCAGGGTTATTTCAGTAGAAGTGTTGTAATACTTCTACTATTTTGATATATGGGAGATTATTATGAATGGTACATTTTCAAACGCAGTCATGGTAGGCTTTGTAAATAGTTTTAGAAATACACTGTATATAGCTATTAAATTTATGCTAGATAAAGAGTTGTATGATATTTATAGTAAAGATTTGTATTGTAATTGTGGAGATTTTGTATATAGTAAGTTTATTGGTTTCAGCAAGATGACAATTACATTAAAAGATTTTTCTATGTATGATAATACTTTATATTATAGTGATGGTAAAATAACTGTTGATAGTGATGAAGGTAGTAAGTTAGATATTAAATTTAATTCTAGTGGATGGTGTGATGCTTATACCTATGGTTATGATGGTGTGTCATATGTTATAAATGCTTATGAAAAAGTAATTGAATTTGTAAAACAGTATATTGAGTGGAATAAGTTTGATAGAGGTTTTTTAATTGATAGACTGAGAGAGTTTGTTACTCAATATGGTTTGATATTACAATGTATGAGTATGGGGCATTAATAGTTTCTGTACATTCCGTTATATTGGTTTTAGTATTATGTGGTGTGTATATAATTTTCAGATATTGTTTGAGTGTGTGAAGTCATATCATACACTCTTTTTATTATATTTACAAAACTTTACACTTATAGTATAATCACATTGTAGATATAATACTTATAATATTTAAAGGAGATTAATTTATGAGTAATGTTCTTAATAAGATTAAAAGACGTGGCAATACACATTTGATTACGGATTTTATTCGTAGTTTACATGAATATCATATGAGAACAAAAGATGTATTATTTATCATGACTAGCTGTGGTTACATGACATGGGAAGATTTCTGTAAGGTAGCAAGACATGATTATTTTAATAAGGGATATGGTTCTCCTGAGGTAGCGATAGATTTAAAGATATTTACTACTAAAGGTTATTTCTACCGTTATGAGATTTGTGATGGTATGGAAGAGTGGAGGTTTCATTATACTGACCATGAAATGTCTAGTAATAGGTTAAATACAGCATATGTAAAGTCATTTGTAGGGGGTCATTGGTCTACACTATCTGAAATTATTGAGAGGGGTAATGAAGATGTATAGCTATAATTATATATTTGATAAAAATTCCTTTTAATATTATAGTAAGATAGTAAATTATATATAAATTGTACATTCTTTCTAGAAAGTTGTATAATTTAATTGTATTATTCTTATGAAGTAAGGATGATAGCGACTGTACAAGTAGAAGTAGTGAAAGCGTATGTTTATTATCTTAGTTATAGGGAGCAAGTTTTAGCCGATTATAATGATGATAGATAGCAAAAGCATAACGAAACGAAAGGAGGCCTGCTAATCTCATGTCTAATAAGATTAAGGCTTTGTTGTCAATTTTTGCATTTAGTGTCTTTTTTGTTTTTGGGTGTCATAGTGTTGATGCAAGACAGGTTATGACTACTGCATACTCACCACATGAACAGGCTGGCTATATGGCTAATGGGCTGTGGATTCAAGAAGGATATGTTGCATTAGATTTTCTACCTTTAGGTACACAGGTTTGGCTTGATGGTGTGCCTTATATTGTAGGGGATAGGATTGGCGATGGTGATTATAATCATGTTGATATTGTAATGAATAGTTATGAAGATGCAATTCAGCATGGTAGGCGTTATATGGATTTACAGTACTGATTCAGTATAAGTCAGTATAAGAAGATAAAAATTTAATAGTATACAAATGCTTTAAGGTATGTTGCGTTGACAGCATACCTTATTTTTATGGTTTCATATAACTTAACAAAACTTTACAATATAATAGATATGTGGTATACTATAGGTGTGATAAGAGTGATAATTAAAAGGAGAAAAATATGAAAAACTTTAAAATTTATGCCGTTAGTGGTGAAGATAGTTCTAAGTATGAGATTTCTTTGGGTGAGTTAGTTACTAAAGGTAATTATACTGAAGATGAAGTTTGTAAGTTGTTAGATTATATCGAGTCCACTAAGTACAAAACTTTCAGATGGAAGTTAGTGCATAAGGATTCCATTCATGCTATGGATGGTGATGGGATACAACACTATTTAGTAGATTTAAAATAGTGTGTTATAATATAAGGAGAAATAAAATGAAAAAATTCGTAAGTGTTTATTATAATTTTGTTGGTTTGAATATAGAAGAAGTAAGTTCCTATATCGATATTCATGAAAATGGGTACTGGGGAGCAGAGTCAGTTAAGGTACAGGCTGATGTGTATGGTCTTGTTAAAGGTAGACATACTATGCCAGTAGAGGAGTATGTTTTTGATGAGATTGGTGATATGTTTAACTTTTTTAACTTAGAGGTTAAAGCACTGTCATCTATTAAAAAGACATCTGATTTATTAGTGTTGTATGTAACAGGTTTAACTGCCGCTACAGTAGCTGTCTTAAATACTGCTAATAGATTAGGGTATAAAGATGTTGTGTTAAAGCATTATAATAAAGATAATGGGCTTTATGAGTGTCAATGGTATATTAGAGGTGGGAATTAAAAATGGATGCAATTAATACAGTATATGGAATTTATCAAGATGGTCAATCAGTAGGATTTCTTTCACATGATAGTTTTGCAGAATTTTTTAAAGATGTGTGTATTGATTTAGTATGTCCTATTGAAGAGAGGGAGTACATTACAGATAAAGTTAATTTAGATGTAATGTACTTTGAGTTTGGTAAGTTCTTTTCTGATGAAGAGGGTACTACTTTATATAGAGTTGTAGGCAAATTCCCTAAAAGAGATATGGAAGTTCTTGGTAAAGAGTTTTACAGTAAGATTAAAAAATGATAATCTCTAGAGATACTAATATAGTATCTCTTTTTTTTGTGTTTATTGTAACTTATATATTATATTAGATGTATTCTTTATTTTTTAGTGTGTGGTGGTATTTAATATATGGTAATTTTAACAAAGAAAACAAAATATGATAGTATTTTGGAAGGTGTACATACATTGGTTAATGAGTCTGTGTATGGAGATTTAAAGAAGATTGGTAATAGTAAGAAGTTTACTGAGTTAAAATCTTTTAAGGATAAAAAATATCCTCATTTAGAGTTAGGGTATAGGGTTCATAAGATTACGAAAGATACTTTTACATTGGATTTAGATTTCTTGGTAGGGAATAAAGATTTAGATACTCATGCTGAGATTGTTGTTAGATGTTCTTGTGAGTATGTAGATAATGATGGTGTTGGCAATGTAACAATTAATGCAGATACTGTTATTGTTGAGTCTTTAGATGCTCCTATTGTTTCTGTACTAGATAACTTTAAATCTTTTAAGGTTAAGAGTGGTGTTAATCTCATTAGTAAGAAAGATTTTGATGTTAATAGTAGTTTATCTGAAGTAGTTAAAGATGCTTGTACTGTTGCGTTACAAAAGGTGTTACTAAATAATTCTCAATTAGATAAAAAGATAGATAAGATTACAAATAGTGCAAAAGGATTTAGTTCTGTTAGTGGTTTTTTAACTGTATAGATAGGTGGATACTTAATGGCTGAAGAGTATGGGAAAGAGTGGAGATATTCTTTAGAAAGACAACATAGTGTACATAATCCTGTTATAATCAATGAAGATATAGAATTACAAAGACGAATGTTTTGGGAGTCTGCGTTACATACTGGTATTACTGTTGACTTTTATAATTGTAAGTTTGAACAGCAAGACTTTAATCAAGATTTAAACCTTATGTGGGATGACGCAATAAGACTTCCTGTCATTTTTGATGATGCACCTAAAGTTAAAGTGTTGAAGAATTTAGGTTGGTATACAGAGGATGATGAAAGACCTGAGTTGGTCTATCTTCCCATGTATAAAGATTGGATGACAAAAGAACTTCTAGATGTAAAAGAAAATTCTATTATTCGATTATATTATTTTGGTGGTATCAGTACAGCTGATTTTAGGGTTACTGATAAGAAGATGGATAGTGTATATGGTGTATACTGGGTTTGTAAGTTAGCACCTGAAAGAATGAATGACTTTACTATGATAGAGTTAAATGGGGAACATTTCTTAAAACGTAGTGAGGTTCGGAGTAGACATACTGAGTATATGGATAAGCAGATTAGTGATGGGTATAATCCTGACTATGATAAGTCATCTGATTTTAGGAATTATGAACATTCATCATATGTTAATCAGATAGTTGATAATGATGAAGATGGTGGATTAGCAGATAATCTAAATTATTCTAGTACAGAGAATAATAATGTAGGGTATACAGATAAAGAGAGTAATGAGAATACAACATTTACATCTATTGATGGCAAGAAATATATAGATAATTTTGATATTATAGAAAATTATGAAAAACCGAAGAAAAAAGATAATAATTCTGATGGTAGGTTTGTGGTGAGGTAAGAGTTTTGAGATATAGTAGTGATTATATTGTAGAATCATTAAGGGATAATTCTATTAATGAGGCTAAAGTTGTAACATTTGATGGAAAAAGTAACCCAGATTTTGGTCAGGCTGTTATTATGGCTGGGGGAGCAGGTTCAGGCAAGGGCTTTGCTTTAAAAAATGTAATTATGATACAGGGAAAAATCTTCGATGTTGATGAGTTGAAACAGTTGTATGTAAAAGGTTCTAAAGCAGGTATTTTTGATGATATTCGTGGTGGTAATTATGATTTCAAGAATCCTGATGATGTAGCTTTATTACATCAAAAAGTAAAAGAATTAGGATTAAAAGATAGAAGAGAACAGGCTTTCTTTTCTTCACTATCTACTAATCGTTTACCTAATATTGTATTTGATATTACTGGTGATGAAGAATCTAAATTGACTAAGTTGTCAATGATGTGTAAGGATATTGGATATAGGGTAACTTTAGTATGGGTAGTTGCTAATAGGGAAGAGGCTTTTATTCGTAATTTACAACGTGACAGGACTGTTCCTGATGAAGTATTCCATGCTACACATAATAATGTTAAAACAAGTGTATTCAGTTTTCTTGAAGGTAGTGGTAGTAAATTCTGTGATAGTGCTTGGATAGTATTTTCTAGTGGTGCTAGTGCAGAGGATATGACGCCAGATGAAAAGAGAGCTTTAGAGAACAATAGGGTTATCAAATTAGAAAAGAAAGGTTCTAAGTTTGTTGTGCCTGATAAAGTGTATCGTAAAATAATGAAAGTTACGGGTAGGAATGAAATAGACCCTAAGAATCCTCAAAACTATGTCAGTCAAAAAGAGTTTGCTAAAGATGGACTTAAAGATGCTATTAAGTCTGTAAGAGGTGGTAAAACTACTGTTAGAAAAACTATTTTTAATAAATAGTAGAGGTATTTTAAATGAAAATACTACGTAGTGTTGTTGAGATGGAACATATAGATGGGATTTATTAAGATGTCAAAATAACAATCATGAATTTATTCATAAATATTTTTGACAGAATAGTAAGTCTGTAGGGAAACTTGCAGATAGTAGCAACTAGATGTTGTTCAACAAAGAAACTGAATTGCTGGAAAGTCCTAAAGCTAACTAAACTACAACGTGATATCTATTAATATGATATGGATGTGAATGTGGCGAAAGCAGAGAAAATTAGTTAGATGGTATAAGGTTAAACCCTAAGTACTGCGATAATGGATAATCAGCAGCCAAGCACGTAAGTGAAGGTTCAACGACTATTCCTCGTGAGGGAAGTACATTCAAGCGAATGGAAGTGGTTTCGCCTAAGTCGTAAAAGCGATATGGATAAGATATAGTCTGTGC